CAATTTAAAATGCACACAGGAAACATAGATAGTGGAGTAATAAAATTATATGGCATTAGTTAAATATAACAACAATAGCATAAGTGCTGTAACCTCTACTGGATTAGCACAAGGAAGCCTAGTACCTATTAAAACTTTAACTGCTAGTAGTTCAGCTACATTAAGTTTTTTAAATGGAGCAGATAGTGTAGTTTTTGATGATACATATCCTATTTATAAGTTTGTATATACATCAATTCACCCAGCATCAGATATAACATTTGGTTTTCAAGTAGATACTGGAACTAATACAAGTTATAATCAAACTATTACTAGCACAACATTTAGAGCATATCACAACGAAGCTGATGGAAATACTTCATTAGGTTATGCTAGTGGAGATGACCAAGCACAAGGTTCAAGTATGCAACCTATTGCATTAATAAGTAATTCTAATGATGATAGTGCATCTGGAGAACTTACGATTTATAATCCCAGCTCTAGCACTTTTGTAAAACATTTTATAGCAACTTCAAATGGAGTAAAAGCATTAAGTGGTCAATTTAGTTATAATATGTTTACTGCTGGATATATCAATACCACAACTGCTTTAACAAGAGTGCAATTTAAAACATCTTCTGGCAACATAGATTCTGGAACAATTAAAATGTATGGAATAAAGGATAGCTAATGGCACTTATAAAATTAAATAACAAAGCAGTATCTAACGCAACAGCTTTTGGTAGCATTAGTTCTTTAGGTAGCATGGTGTTTATTAAAAAGCTAACAGCTAGTTCATCTGCTACTTTATCTTTTGTTGATGGTACAGATGGTGTGGTGCTAGATGGTACTTATAAGGAATATATATTTACATTTAAAGACATACACCCAGCTACAGATAATACACAATTTGCATTTCAAGTAGATACAGGAACTAATACTAATTATAATCAAACAATAACATCTACAACATTTAGAGCATTTCATAGAGAACCAGATGATGATGCTGGTCTTGGTTATGTAACAGGAGAAGATCAAGCACAAGGCACATCATTTCAAAAATTAACTGCTGGTGGAACTGTTGGTGCAGACAATGACCAATGTGCAGCTGGAACTTTACATTTATTTAATCCTAGTTCTACTACATTCGTAAAACATTTTATTGGTAGATCAAATGGTTCTCATGCTAGTGATTATACTACTGATTTTTATGTAGCTGGATATGTAAATACAACAACAGCTTTAACTAGAGTACAGTTTAAAATGCTATCAGGAAATATAGATGCTGGAGATATTTGCCTTTATGGTATTGCATAAATTTTAACAAAGGAGTATAAATAATTATGGCTAGACATCACAATATAAATGGGAACATAGTTCCTTTTACAGCAGAAGAAGAAGCACAAAGAGATGCTGAAGAATTAGCTTTTGCTAATGGTTCATTTGATAGAGCAATGGCAGATTTAAGACAAAAAAGAGATAAAGATTTAGTTAATTCTGATTGGACTCAATTAGGAGATACAACTTTAACTAATTCACAAAAACAAGCATGGATGCAGTTTAGATCAGAATTAAGAAACATTACTAATGGTTTAACAACTGTTGAAGATGTTAATAATTTAGATTACCCAAACAAACCTAATGGCTAATATTTATAAAAACTCAATGTTTGATTTGACAACGACAAACAGTACAGTTGTATATACTTGTCCAACAAACAGAACAGCTTTAATAAAATCTATTCAAATAACTAATATTCATTCTGGTACAGTTGAGGTTGAAGCCTTTACTACAGATAGTTCAGATTCTGGTTCAGAGCATGAAGTAGCACATATAAGTTTAGCATCTAAAACAGTAGAAAATCTTGTAAAAGGAACTATGGTTTTAGAGTCTGGAGATACTTTAAAATTAAAAGCTGCGTCTGCAAATTATATAGCAGGTATTGTTAGTTATTTAGAAATATTTGACGAAAAGAGTGCGTAATTATATATTGTTTTTAAGTATTTTTTATAGTATTTATGGAATTAGTACGAATACCAATTATAGAACTTGATAAAGTTTGGTCTTTAGTAGAAAAAGATATTAGAAATGCTTTAGCTTATTCAGGTCAACTTAACGATTCAGATTTTGTTTATGAAACTGCTAAAGAAAATAAGTTTCAAATTTGGGTTATCTGGGATAAAAACCAAAAGAAAACAAATGATAAATATTTTGGTGTAGTCGTTACTGAGATAATAAAAAGAAAACATGGTAAAGTCTGTCATGTCTATATTGTAACTGGAAGGCAAATGTCTAAATGGCAACATCTCATAAGTAGAGTTGAAGAATTTGCTAAAGACGAAGGTTGCAAAATGATGGAACTAATTGCTAGACCAGGTTGGCAAAAAGTCTATAATAATCATGGTTATAAAAAAACCCATGTTGTTTTAGAAAAACAAATTAAACAAGAGGATAAAATATGAGTTTTGGCGGAGGATCATCAGGAGGAACTACCACATCAGAAATAACACCTTATGCACCAGCAGAACCAGCATTAGCTCAGATACTATCTGAGTCTGGTCAATTATATAATCAAGGTGTAGGTGCAACAGGATATGTGGCTCCAACTCAACAAACTTTAACAGGTCTTGCTCAACAAGAAGCATTAGGTACTGCATCACAACAACAGTTGGCAGATACTTTATCTGGTCAATATTTAAATCCTTTCTTATCACCTCTTATGCAAAAAACAGCAGGTGATATAGCAACAGGAGTTCAATCACAATTTAGTGCAGCAGGAAGAACACCAGGTTCTCCAATGTCACAACAACAAATAGTTTCACAAGTAGCACAAGCTGCTTTACCTTTGGCTTTTGGTCAGTACGAAACTGAAAGAGGCAGACAACTTGGTATTGCATCACAAGCACCTAGTTTAGTTCAAACAGGTTCTCAATTAGAAAATATTCAAAGACAAAGACAATTAGCTCCAACACAAGCATTACAACAATATGCTAACTTTGTTAATCCAATTGCTACAGGACTACCTACAACAGTAGGATCATCATCAGTACAAGCTAATCCATTCTCAACTGCTATGGGTGGTGCTATGGTTGGTGGACAATTTGGTGGTGGATATGGTGCATTAATAGGTGGTGGTTTAGGATTATTAGGAGGACTATTATAATGGATAAAATAAAAAAAGTAATTTACGATATTAAAACAGATATAGATAATAATACATCTAAATATATTATTATTCTTGGTGTACTATTTGTAATTTCAATAATTTCATAAAGGAATTAATTCTTAATGAATGACCTTAAAAAATATGCAGGACTTCTAAATGATTTAGCACCTAAAGGTGAATTTTTAGCATACATTAATGAAGATGAATCTAAAATGCTTAAAGACAATGGTGCGTTAGGTTTATTAACACCTCAAGGAATACCATCTTATAGAGGTGCTGGTGGTTATCAAGGTGGTAGTACAGGTTCTTCAAGTTCATCTAGCTCATCAGGATCAAGCTCATCATCAAGTGGTGGTGGTGGCGGTGGAGGAGGTCAAGATTATTCTTCAGTACCTGCTTCTACACCTACAGTATCTGCACCTACTAATAATAATGGTAGTAATGACTATACAGGTTCAGATTATGGATTTGTAGCATCTCAAACTACACCAACAACTTATGATGAAGCTGGAATAGTAACTGGAAATGTAGATGCCGAAGATGAATATTTAGCACCAGATCCTGACCATTTCAAAGCTACACAAAAAGCAATTGGAAAAACACAAAAAGAATTAAATGAATTAGGTTTAGATAAATCTGATTGGAGTGATTGGACTAAAGAAGAACAAGATACTTACCAAGAAGAAATGAATAGGTTAAATAATACAGAAGGTAAAAATTATTCTTTTTACAAAGGTAATAAAGGAACAACAAATTTAACTCTTGGAGAACATTGGAAAGATACTGTAGTTACTGATCCTTTTTTAAAATTTTCACCTACATTAAGATTTTTAGTTGCAGCTGGTAGAACTATAAAAGAAAATGCTACAACTGATTATGGTACAGGAAAATATGGTGGTTATACTGCTGATGGTATGGGAAGTGGACAACCAATAGATAAAGGTGGTTGGATAGGTAGAATATTTAATAGTGATGGATCGGTAAATCAAAATTTGTCAGAAACTGAAGTTAATGATTTATATAATCAGGCACAAGTTGAGTTACCTAATATAATATCTGACACAACTCCCCAAGACTCTATGGTAAATAAATATTTTGATAATATGCTTATGAGTCCAGATTCACCATTAAGTTCTGATTTGCAAATAAGCTATAATAATGCTAAAAATAATGTTAATAATATTTTGGGTATAACACCTACAAATCAACAGTTTGGCTATTCTGCTGATCCCTATGGAGGTTTAATGGCTAGTAATTTAACAACCAACCCATATAATATAGATTATTTAAAACGATTAGGATTAATATAATGATTGAAGATTTAAAAAGAAGATATGCAAAATTACAAGGTTTATTAAACACACCAATGAATCAAAGTGGTGGAATTTTAGGTAATATACCTCAAGGTGCTTTACTAGGTTCTTCAATATTTAGTCAAGGTATTCAAGGTAAAGATCCTTTCTCTGCACTACTTCCTGCTGTAACTCAAACAGCACAATTACAAAAATTAATGACTCCTAAAAAGTCTTTTAGACAATTAACTGATGCTGAAAAACAATCTAGAGGATTACCAATTGATAAACAATTTCAAATTGGTGCAGATAATAAAGTTATGCAAATTGGTGGATCAGGAACAAGTGTAACTGTAAATACACCTAGACCTGAAACTGAAGAAGAAAAATTAGTAGGTAAAGTCTTTGGTGGAGAATTTAAAACAATCAATGAGCAAGGATCGTTAGCAAATTTAAACGATCAAAACTTAGAAATTTTATCACAACTAAATGAAAGCGAAGGTTTACGAACAGGTAAATTTGGAGAATTAAGAACAGGAGCTCAAAAACTAGCAGAAGAATTTGGATTTGATCCAGGATTACAAGATACAACAGTTGCAGAAATTGTAGGTAGTGTAACAGGAGGTTTAGTTTTAGATGGATTGGCAAAATTATCTGGATCAATATCAGATGGTGAAAGACTTTATGTACAAAGTACAACTCCTGGTTTATCCACTACTAAAGAAGGTAATAGATATTTATTACAGATTAGACAAAGACAAAACG